GTGGGACCCGTGCTTTTATCCCAGCAAGATACGAGAGGAAGACCTCCCTTAAATCCCGCCAGTTTAAAGCATGACGATCGGCCCATTCGTACATACGATTGTGCAATTTCATCAGATCGATATCCGTATTGAGGCGTCTGATATAGACGCCACGGACATTTCGACCAAGGTGATAGTCACGACCGCATGATTCCCGGAAAGGCCCTGAAGCGAAGCTCTTCGAGACGTTGATTGAGAAACCAACGTCGTTGAAGACCTCGTTAAGCTTTCCGAAAACCCCACTCGGGATGATTATGTCATCCCCGAAGACATTGACCCAGAAAGGATTATACCCCTCTAGAACAGTGACTGCATGAGCAAGGGCGTAAAAGATTAGCGACTCGAGGTCAAAGGTGAATCCGTTTCCCATTGAGGAAAACTTCTCCAACCTCTGCCACTCGCCGTTTATCAAAACGCTATGAGAACGGGTAAGATTCAGCCAAAAGAACCAATCGGAAGGCAGGAGGTCTTCGACCAACTGCCGACTAATCAGATCTGAGGCATTCGAAAGGTCTACTGTCGCAAGGTCATCGGTTAGACTACCGAGTAGGGCCAGGCGCTGATTTATCGATTGATCATCGAGGTCAACGCCTGTCTTTCTCTTAAGTCTTTTCCTAATGGCCCGGCCGATCCCCTGTTGGAACCACGAATTAATCGTGGGCTCCACCATGATCGACCTATCAGTAGAAGAATCTTTCGGAACGGTGGTGTACCTGGCTCCTGGAACCACATCTAGTAGTGGGCAGACCCGTGCGAACGGTTCTGTATCCACCAACGATGCGGCCCAGCCGGGGTACTCCGCTAGCAAGCCCCGTGCTAGCTTATTGAATTCAGGCGTGACATCAGTCAAACTGAATTTTCTCGCCCTAGACACATCACTACCGCGACACGAAAACGTGCTTCCTGGGCCGAATCGGCCTTCAGAGAGCATATCTTCGATGCTAAACGGACCCAATATCTCTGCTATTTTACGAGATGCCATGTGAAGTACACGGCAGTCGGCGTAGGAATCGTTCCTATGCAAAGCAGAAATAATCTTCC